TAGACGAATTCGTGTTGATGTAGTAGCCATTTAATTCATTCCCTTCCATCAAGTAGATGTTCTTATTTTGGTCATGTGCCACGCGCACATATTTCCAATTCAATTTTTCGCAGTTAAGCATGTGTTCTAAATAAAGATAGTAATTGTCACTACCTTTCGCTCCAGCACCAAGGCTTAACAAAGCGTGAACGTACTTGCTTTGTCTTAATCTGTTGACTGGTGTTAAATAGTTCAATGTTGAAAATTTCAGATTTGTTTGCATGGTTTTTGGTTTTATTGGTTTAGTAAAAGTGATTCGATTTCTTTAGAAAGTTTGTATTTCCCTTTGATGGCTTCGATTGAGCCGCCGCCTTGAATGTAGGCCACCGCCGATTTGAACTGCTCGCTGCCTTTATTCAGCCACGGCTTTTCGTCCGGTGTACTGCGTCCGTGTGTAGCAAGGTTGCCGTCATCGTCTTCGTCAATGTTAAGGCAAAGGACCGAAGCAATGGCATATCTGCGCTGGTAGGTGATGGCTGAACCGCGTCCTTGGGGGTCGTCCTTCGCTGGGCGCATCTGGTACTCAAACCCTATCCACTCACCTGATTCGTGCATCAAGATTGTCATTAACCCATTTTCTCCGAAAGGGAACTGGGTAACTGCCAGACCGCATTCGATTAGCGGCTCTTTGATTGAGTCCAGAATGTTCGCAAGGCTTGCGTAACTGGATTTGAAAAACGGATTCTTTGCATCCTTTTTGATTGTGTCCACCTTCACTTGGAAGGTGATTAAGGCTTTTGTGATTTCCTTAATTGATTGAGACTTCGGCATTGTTGATGGTTTTTAGTGTGTGTGTTAGTGTTTCAATAAGTTGGATAAAAGCGAACCGGAATTCGTGTTCAGGGATAGGTTTATAGTGGTCCGTGTTTACCTCTGATTCAATTTTGAAGAAGTAGTCATTTTTCGTGTATTGGACCACCGAATCTCCGAGAATCTTAACAATTTTGATGGGGGTGACCATAATGTAAGAATCAAGGTCTTTGTGTTTGTAGTACATGGTTTTATGGTTTAGAGTTGTGAAAGAATCCAGTCAGCGAATAAGGCAAGTAAGATGCCGATTGTGACCATGATGGTATCAGCAGTCTTCGAGTTGGTCTGCTTCGAATTGTTGTTTTTGTTCGTTGTAGATTGAACGCCAGTCGATTTCATAAACGAAATTTAAGGTTGATAATTGGTTAAGTGTGTCGGTGTAATCGCTTTTGCCGAAGCATACGGCCACTATTTCGATAGTGTCTTCCTTTGGGTCGTAGTCAACAACGATGTCGACTTCGTCTTGTTCTGTTGTGATTTGGTGTGATAGTGTCATGTGTTTTGTGTTTTGGGTGAAAAAAAATGTGCGTTGTTCAGCCGCACCCCTGAATTTATTAATCGTTATATCCGAATTTAACATCACACAAGTTGTCTGTTAATGAATTCAGATAGTTGGAAATTCTATAAATTTCATTATTATTTTTTACTTCCCATGATTTCAAAAAAGGGTGGTTTTCGGAAACAACCAATTCGAAACCAAGATTTGTAATGAAGATATTTGCTTGCTCAAAAGTCATTTTTTTTGTTGCTTTTCTGATTTGATTTGTTGTCATGGCTTTATGTTTTTTGTTTTGTTTCCACAAATATACACACTAATTCACGACATGTCCAAATCTTTTTTGAAGTTTTTTTGAAGTTTTTTTACTGACCAATGTCAACGCATTGAAAAACAGCGAGTTACAGCCAAAAAAAAATTTTGAAAAAAGCATAAAAAACCCCCAATGTAGACACATCAGGGGTACACAAAAACACAAAAACCCTATTATTTACTCATCGTCGTCGGTCTCAAATAGTTCGTCGTACATTTCCGAGATGCAAATGTCGATTATTTTAATTGCTTTGCGCTTGATTCTTTTCACCCTTAACTCGTCCGCCTTGTTCATAATCATTGGGTCAAGTTCGCTCACGGTTGCAAGCGCAACGGATGCGCCCTGAATGTATTCCGCAGTGGTTGTGAAAATGATTTCACCTTCCGCTGGTAGTTCGATTTCTTCACTCATAACGTTTTGCCTTTATAGATTCTTTTATTATGGAATTTATAGTCAACTCCGTTCGCGTCCAGTTCCACCCATGCGAAGCCGTGATTCCACTTATTCAGCGGCATATAGGATGGATGCAGTTCCGAAAGGCAGCCGATTGACCACGTGGTAGTGATATTGCCATTCATGTCCGTTTCTGTGTGTTCGCTGGTCTGGTGGTTGTGACCTTGGAACGCTGACGTTTTGCCCTTCATGTAAAGACCGCGAGCAATGTTGACCGGACTGGTGACACCGAAATACTCGTGTCCGTGTATTCCGTTAAGTCCGTTCATTTTCATATAGCGGTTTGATTCGATTACCTCGATTCCCTTTTCACGCGCCTTGATTATGTTGGTGAATTCGAAGTCCTCAATCCCTTTGAGTTCGTGGGCTTTCTGCATCAGGAAATGCTCGTATCTCGCTTCGTGGTTTCCTATCTTGAAATAGATTTTGCACTTCAGGATTTCGTCCAACTTTTCAAAGAATGATTTCAGCGTGTCAATCTCAAATTTGAAGTCGCGTTTCTTTGGGTCTTTGGCGAATCGGCTTAAGGTATGGCAGTCGATTGTGTCCCCATTCAACAGAACCGCATCGACCTTTTCACGCTTCAGGGCGGTAATGGCTTCGGTTAACGCATCCAGATTGTGGTATGGTAAATGAATATCCGAAAGGATTCCCACTTTATTGTGATGCGGAAATACAAAGGGAGTGTACTTTTCCTCGTCCGATTCAGGCAAGTTGTAAGGATTGTAGGGTCTTGGCTTATCCATGTATGTGGGTGTGTTGGTTACTTTTTTCCTTTGCTTTGCACCTTGCTTTCCTTCGATATACCGAACCGAAGTTCGAGCATCTTCTAAATTAGTGAAAAGCAATTTATGCTCTTCGTACATAAGCCGAGCAAGTTTCAAAGTCGGCATATCAGGAAACCTTGTCCTGAACTCCCTTGCAATATCAGATTTCCGCATAGTAAAGATTTGCTTCAGCATCCCTTCGCCGAGTTAACCCTCTCAACTCTACCAACTTCCCAGCAACTCGCGCCTTATTCCATTTCATAAATTCAGCGCGAATAGTCGGGTCGTTCGGGTCTTGCTGAACCTTCCTGAATAAAGTCGAACCACGAAAAGCTCCAATCCCTAAATTATAAACAAAGGAAATCAAAGCGTCAAACTGGTTCTGATTAACCTTCAAACCAGCAAGGGATTTCGCTCGCTTTTCTAAATCAGCCATTAATAACTTTTCAGCCAATGTCATGCTGATTACTTCGCCCATTTTCACCTTTTGCCCATTTCCCCAAGTGGTCGCGCCGTACCCAATAGTCGGCACTCCAGCCGGGCAGATGTACGCGTCTTTTCTGAATCCTTCGAATTGCTTGATTAAATCCACTGCTTTTTGACTTGGCTTCATTTTCTAAAAATTAGAAGTAAAATAATAAGGCAAAGCAGACCGATTAACCACCATTTAAGATTGTCGTTCTGCTTGCCCACCTTTTCGGCTTTCGCCTGATTAACGTATATCGTTGCTGAATCCCTGACGTAAATCGTCCGCTCAACTGGTTTGAGCCGTTCCACGAACTCCCTTGTCCTTGTGAGCTTATTTAAGACGATTGTGTCGGTTATATATCGGTAAATGGTATCAATCCCTGAAAGGATAAATAAACGTCCAGAATCGAACGTATGAAGGTCGTGGCTATCAACGACAATGGTTTCCTTAAATGGAAACCACTGGCTGCAACTTTTGGCGATTATTTCGGGATGATTAATGTAAGCGCGGCGGACTTGCCGTTCTGCTTGTCTCGTTGTGTTGCAAGCGACCAAAAAAAATATGGCTATGTAGCAAAGTTTCATATCTTTGTGGTCTCATTGTTTTTATGGATTAGGTCGGAGCGGGTTTCTACTCGCTCCTTTTTTATTTCTCCTTGCCCAGAAATTCCCCTTCGCTATTCGTCAAAAGGTTTTTCATAAGGTAAGCAAGTCCAGAAGTCAAAGCGGTTAAGCCGATTGCCTTCCAGTCAAAGGTAAGTGAACCAGCGGAAACGGTGTTGTAAGCAATGGTCAACACGCTGGTCAACATGGTAACGATTAAACCCTTTACAAGGTCTTGGACGTTCAAGTTAAGGAATGTACTCATTTTGATTTGATTTGGTTTATTTGGATTTCTAAAGCGTTTATTTTTTGTTCAAGGTATGAAAGGCGCAGTTCTACCATTTTTGTATTGGCTTCAGTTGACTGGGCAATCTTGTCAATTTTTGCAACAAGTGAGTAATAAATTCCGATAATCGTGGAACAAATTACCACCGTTGAAATCAGGATGGACTTAAGCGTCCCGATTGTGATTCCCTTTATTTGCTGGTTTTCGATTGCGGTCATTGGTAGTTCAAGATTTGAAAGTTTTCAGGAATAGCGTCTTCGCTTATTTCAAAAAGTTCTGGATGCTCAATGATTGACGGATGCTGATTAAGTGGCAGCGTCCAGCCTTCTGTGTTGACAACGGTGTAGGCTATTTCACCGCGTGCGCTTAAGTCGATTTTTTGGCGAATGTGTTGCATTAGTTTGTCCAATAAGTTAAGGTGATATGTGCGCTATTTGGAGCGTGTGATGTAAAGTTGAAAATAAAATCGTGTCCAGTGTTCCCAGTGTTATTCCTTAAGAATCCGCGTGGAGTTGAAGATAACAAGGCGTTGGTTGAACTTGATGTATAGATTAACGCTGGATACATGTTCTGGCTTGCTCCAGTCAATCCAGCCGGTTCTACTGGCGCTGGGCAGTCACTTGGAAGGTCGATTTGCAAGGCAGTTATTGCCGCTCCATTGGTAGCGTAAACAAGCATGATATTAAGTGTTACCATTTTGCCGATGCGTGTCCATCTGTAAGAATGGTTAGTTGAACCACTTGGCGCGGTCGTTCCAGTCCATGTAATCGTTCCGGTGTAAGTCCCAGATGTGTCCTTAAAATAAGTAGCCACACTATTCGCTGCCGCACTCGTTCCATTGGCTTGGAATGAATACGCTGGCAGTTGTTTGCGCTGAAATACGCTTGTGTCCGCTGGTCTGATATACCTTGTTCCGATTGCGTTTGTTATTGTCACATCGTGCCACAATGAATCCACGCGGCTGAATTGCAGAATCACG